CGGCAATAGTCTCTGATCATTTTCGCGGCATCGCAGATTTCCTGCTGGGTATATGTATCACTCACAGCGGCAGGTCCCCCTTGTCGAAGTCTCGCTGGATGGCGTGTCCGGTTTCAGGCGGAACAGGCCGGTACTTGTTCATGTCAGCATAGCCCGGGATCATGCGCAGGCTCTGCCCTACCTCCAGCATCGTCTGTTCGCGGTCTACGAAATGCCGGTCTGAGAAATTCACGATGTCATTGATGAAGTCTGAGATCATGTGTCGCATATCGTCGCGGTAGTCTGCGGTGTTGCGGTTGATAAAATCAGTGTAGCGGTCAGAATCGTTCATAGCGGTATTCTCCTTGTATGTAAATTATTTAATTTTTTACCCCTACATGCGCCACTGAGCCATCGGGGTCATACTTTTCCAAGCTGTAGCTGGCGGCAATCTTGCCAAACACATCAGCAAAGCTTTCCAGCGCAGAGTCGCGGTCTTTGTCGTGGTCGTCTGCAATCAGCACAATCTGGCGGATGGTGTCAGCAGTAAGCTGTGCCATTGTCATGGTGTACGGGCTGTATTCTTTGTAGTTCATGCGGCTGTCTCTCCTACTTCGTCAAATAGTAAACTTGCGGTCTATGTAATCGCTCATAGCGGCCTTGAGGACTGGCGTGTCAAAAAACGCGAAGCAGTTCTTGTCAGGCCGCTTTTTGTTTTGTTCAATCCGGATCAGGTAGAAGCCACGCATCATCAGGTAGCCCGCCATGCGCGGTGAGTAGATCATAATCACATCACGCTTGGCACTGTCAGCTGCGGTGGCGGTCATAGTGGGTGTCTTGTCCATGGGTAACTCCTTAATATATATAAAATGTAGATAGGTTGGCTGGCTGGCGGCGCTCAACAGAACTCCCGTGTGCTAAAACGGTATCCGTCAGCGTCTGCGTACTCGCCGTCCCAGTGGTTGTATGGTTCGCAGTCGTTGTCACTCTCGCACCGCCAGTTCCCGGTGTACATCCCGATCTCTGGGTCGAAGACCTTAGGCGTTTCGAATTTGATGACGCGCTTCTCAAACTCCTGCCAGCTGTACTCCGTGCCGTACTCGTCAAATATGGTCAGGTAGTGCATGTTGTCATGATAAAACTTGTCAAGGTCACGCACGCTGTGAATTTGCTCGTGCTCCTCAAATACAGGTTTCCACCCACAGCTGGTCTTGGCGATGTGCAGCTCCCAGGCTTCTTTGTGCCGGTCTGTCGGTTCCGCACGTGGTCCCATCATCCTGGCTATGGCTTTGTTGCGTGTATAGAAGTAAAAATTAGTTCCCATTGGTGTCCTCCTTATAACTTGAAATGTGTGTTGTGAAACGTGAAAAAATAATCACCGGGTATCGAGAATCCGGCTTGCTTTATCTAATAGCTGCGTCAACGCACATGGCCATCGCGTCAACCTGATCCTGCCCTACACCGATATAACGCATGGTTGTTGCCTGATCACTATGCCGATATTTGTACTGCAAAGCTTCGTTGATTTGGTTAGTCGTAAGCCCGCCTTTGTCAGCTGCCGTTACGGCAATTAGACCATATGTTTTACGCATACTGTGGGTGCTGATATGCCCCTCTACCGCGCACGCCTTTGCGGCATCTGTAATAATGTGGTATACCTGTGTCTTGCTTACCGGCTTGGTGATATATCCGGCGCGTACCCATTTCTGACTCTGGAACAACGGCCACTCTGGGTCAAGGACACCAGACTGTTGGGTGCGAATCTCGTCAACTAATTTTGTGATAGCTTGCGCCGCATGTGGCGTGATGAGATCGTTTGTGCGCTTGTGGTTTTTTCTGTTGATGATTTGGGCATGTTTCAAAACGGAGTTAGTAGAGACATCAAAAACATCACCAATTTTTAGCTGCCGTATGTCTCCAGCGCGAAGGCCGAGCGTGATGCCACATATATATAAGGTATAGTTACGCTGGCGGTTGCGGGCGTTTCCATGGGTTAGAAGATAATCTCCGATAGCTTTAATGTCTTCTACGCTGTGTAGAGGTTCTGCTGGTCTTGCTTTTAGTTTTCCATTTTCCTTTTTATTAGAGACGGTTTTGCAGTAGTCCTTGCGACGTTTTGGTGTTGTCTTCTTGGTCGGAACTAGCTGATAGCCAGTGGCTTGGGCGAGAGCTTCCATTACCGGATTGGTACCATCAGGTGCTTTTGCGTTGACAATAGCTTGTGCGAGGGCGGTTACGAGATCGGGCTGAGGGTTTGTGATCGTGAGGGTGGTGTTTTGGCGTTTCATGGTGGTGTCTCCTTTGAATGATGGGTAATTTTGGTGCCTGAGTGGTTCTTTACAAGTATTATAACACTTCACACCACATATTTCAAGCATTTATAGCAAAAATAATGCCCTGATCGCCGAAGAAAGTGACGGTCAGGGGCTGAAATGGTGGCGTTTCGGAATGTTTTTGTGTGGTGGATATGAAAAATAACGAAAATACGTTAAAAATACGATAGCTTGAGCAGGGATTAGATTGTTTGTGTGTGTTTTGTGCTAAAAATCTGCAAAAATAGCACGTTTTTGATGCATGAAAATGAGGCGGAAATGGCGTAGGTACAAGGTTTGTCCGATGGGGTGGATCGAAGAAAGGGAACGGATATGGAGCAGGGGCGAGTGGGTCAGGGGTGCGGTGAGCCGAGAGTGTGAATGGATGACTTACTATTATAGTAGAAACGGATTTTGCCTTCCGTTTTTAACCTGCCCCCGGTGTATGTTTTGTGGGGTTATCGACGTTGTAGCGTCAAAAAGTGCATAGTGGATACTCCATGTAAAAGAGTCTATTTTTTCAGCCCTTTACATTGCTGTGTTGCTATGCCGTGGCCCGCTCTGATTCACGCGGTCTATAGTTATAGACCAGCTACAACTGTACATATACGTTATATACAGTTCGCTTTTATGCTATATAGGTATTATTATAATTATAATACATTATATAGCAAAAAATCAACTTCCTACAGCTGCAAAAAAACATTGACGATACAACGTTATATTTCAAGTTTTTCAAAAAATATTGCAAAAACCTATTGACAGGGTAATACCCTAGTGTTATACTAGCCTTGCAATCAAAAACAGGGACACGCAAGGGGGCGCTATCCCCCGCGCTATCTTTGTTCTTTTCCCCCGCGTGGGCGTGGTTGCATGTTGTTAAGACGTGGGCGGCGGCACGTAAAACGCCGGGCGCGGCCTTGCAAGCCGCCCTATACATTGACATAGCATAGCGTAGCGGCTATGCAAATAGCGGCACAAAGTACACGACTTTACGCGGCACGACACGGGGCGGGGCAAAACCCGAAACGTGGCAAGCAAAACCGCATAAAGCAACGCGGGGCGGCATATCAACCGAAACGCATTGCAATGTAAAGCCGAGCAACTGTAAAGCGCGGTAGAAAAGTTAAGTATACCGTGACACAATAAGCG